CCCCTTGTGGTCAGATATACGCCGTGACAGATCAGTTCGAGATATTATATGTGAGTTTCCAAGATGACCCACAAAGCATATTTGTTTTAGGTACGATCAATGATCTTGCCGCAGACAGACAATTCTTTAGTGGTTATTATGAGATCACATACAGTAAGACAGAAGTGATCGGTAATCGTAGTGAAAAACATACCTATACTTTCAGTTTAAAACGCTTGGATTTTAATGATTGACGCCACTAACTTAAGGAGACAATAAAATGGCATACATTACAGTAAACGAGACAGGTACATTCCCTGCACTCATATTGTCAACTGATGTTGCAAACTCAAACGTTGGCGCTCTAGGTAATGGTTTCATTGCTGGAACTTATAATTCTAGTAACGCAGCCGCTACAACTTTGTTAAATGTTACTTGCTTGCAAGATGTAACAGTGACTAATAGCACTGGTATATTTTCATGGACAGATTTCTGTTCAGCAAGTATCAACAAAGTTACTACACCTAGCGACAACGAGATCAGTACTAACATCGTGATCGATGATGAAGGATTTTTTGGTGCTAACGCATCAGCAAACACTTCAGCATCATACCAAGGTGTTTCTGGCTTGAGCCAGAATCGTATTGAAGTTGCATTCAGATTACAGTTGAACAATAGTAGCAACGTTGGTAACGCGGCACCAGCAAATACTTTCATCTATCATGGTGTAGGTTATTTGAGTTCTGTTGCACCAACAGTATCACCAGATAGTCCGGTATGGGTGTCACCACTCACTATCGCGGTATCAGGCGATATGGGATCTGGTCCTAAGGTCTAATTGACCAAAGAAAGAGGGCAGAGCGATCTGCTCTCTTTTTCTATATGGTGAACAAATGAATAACAATAACAATACCTTCCTAAAGACTGAGGAAGAAAAATTAAGAAGTCTTATCGCCGACGAGGCAAAATTACTTCCAATGTTGACTAACATGGAAGCCACTATCAGACAGATGAAAGCGAAACAAGCCTTTCGTCTAGCATTGCTCAATCAATTACTAGAAGAACACTATGACAAGTACGCTGGTAATTAATAAATACATTATAACAATTCATAAAGGAGATAACAAGTGAATATCAAAGATTTTGCAAGTAAACCAGAACTAGTAGAGATGATCATCGATAATGATGATATCATCGAAAAGTATGGTGAACCTATCACGTTTCACACATACAACATCGTGCGTATGTCAACATATTTTGACTTCTTTAACGCACGTAGCAATAACGAATTTAGCAACCTAGACAAGATGATGAAAAGCATGATCTTAGATAGTCATGGCAATCGTATATTAGCAGATGATGAGGATTTACCAATTGATATTGCTGCCGCAGTCATCAATAAACTAGGAGAAGTGTTGGGAAAACCACAGAGCAAGGCATCGATCCAAACGATTGGAGAAGCGCAAAAATGATCACGATAGGTCGTATGGCTGAGAAGTATGGTATGTTACCACATGAAGTGGAACAACATGCTACCACATATGATTTCATGATTACCGATGTCCTTGCTGCCTATGAAAATTACATGAATGCAAAGAAAAATGCAAAAGGTGGTACTATAGATCCTAAACTTTATAATTTGAGTACTGAACAATTGCTCAAGATCAAGAACAGTGGGAAAAAATAATGGCTAGCAACTGCGTGAATCGTCTTAACAAAGTATTACAGACACTTGATGATAAAAATATCAGCAAAGTTGCCTATGATGCTTATAAAGATAATACACCAATTGGAGATCCAAATCGTTGGAAATCACGCAGAGCACCAAAGAATTATAAACCTGGTAATGCAAGACGCAAGACTGTGTTACGCAGTAATGAGATACAAGCGAATTACCCATATGCGCAAAGATTGGAAGAGGGTTGGTCAACACAAGCACCAAAAGGTATGACTGAACCTACGTTGCAAGAAGTGCGTGATTATGTGTATAACAAACTAGGGATCAAGATATAATGGCAACAGTAGACAATTATAAAATCAAGATACAAGTCGATGGTCAACAACAAGTTGAAAATCTAAACAAAAGTTTAGATGGCTTGCAGACTACACTTACCAGAACTGCTACTGCGGGCGTAGCCGCATTTAGTGCATTAGCAATAAGTGCAGCCAGAATGGCAGATGGTATCGTTGATCTAGCAGATGCCACAGGTCTCAGTGTCGCTAAGATATATCAATTAAGCACAGCATTAGAAGCCGCTGGTGGTCAGTTCGATAGTGGTGGACGAATGCTCATGGCATTCAGTCAAAGTTTAGGTGATATCGAAAAAGGTAGTGAACAAGCCATAGAGTCACTGACTAAGTTAGGATTAAGTCGCAGTGAGATAGAAAACTTAACTGACGAACAATTATTCAATCGTGTCGTGCAAGGTCTTGCAGGCATGGAAAATGGTTTTGAGAAAACACGCATCGCTACAGAATTGTTTGGCAAGTCGGCAGCCGGTGTAGACTTTAAAAAATTAGCAGATGGTCTCAACCAAGCAGTAGATCCTAATGTAGAACGTAATTTAAGATTAGCCGCAGATGCTATTGGTCAGATAGAAGTTGCATTTAGAAATCTACAATTAGTTGCATTACAAGCAATAGCGCCAATATTGGAAGAATTATCTAAATTCGAATTCAGTACTGAAGATGCCAAGAAGGCGATGCAAGTATTAGGTGCAGTAATCGCAGGTGCGTTTGCCGCAGCCACAGTCATACAGATCACTAAGGTTATACAAGCAGTAAAAGCATTAGCCACAGCAATGCGTGCCGCGGGCACAGCAGGCGCATTTTTAGCAGGCTTGAGTGGTGTTGGATTAGCCGCAGTAGCAGCCGCAGGCGTAGCAGCCACAGCAGCCTATGTAGCATTAGGCAAGGCTATGGGCGATGCTGCCGATGAGAAGGAAAGATTAGATGGTGCACCAACTGCACCCGGCATGCCAGCAACACCATCAGGCGCACCACAACGCACGATAGGTCAGACACCTGCTGACAAAGCATTAGCAACTGCAAAAGCACAGACTGAAGAGATGCGCAAGCAGAATCTGGCTGCATTAGAATATGAAAGAATAGTCAATGGCACTATTGGCGTAAGTCAAGAGATTGCCGATGCTACAAAAATCGATGCGCAATTGCAACAAGATCGTGCTAAGTCTCTGGCTTCATATGAGAAACAGATTGCCACATTGAAGGCAGATACAAGCAAAAACAATCAAGCACAGATAGCAGAGTTACAAACACAACAACAATTAGCCGATAAGCAATTAGTTGCTATGGCTGCACTTAAGAAAGAAGCAATCGATAGAAACTTTGCTGAAAGACAAACAGCAGTTGATCTACAGAAACAATTGGGCTTGATACAGCAACAGAGCCAGCAAAACACTGCTAACATGCAAGCAGAGCAAATGCGTAAAGTCATTGCTGGCGAGATCACACAATCAGAAGCCAATAATGTTATCGCATTGAATAAAATTCGTGAAGATGGTTTAGCAAAGCAATTACAGTTAGAACAACAAATCGCCGGCGAAAAAGATACGATCAGAAAACAAGAATTACAAAATCAATTGAATGCTACTAAGCAGGCTACAGATTTTGCTATCAGCGAGAAACAACGTGAGATCGATGAGAAGAAAGCATTAGAACAAAGTTATGCCGCAGGCGTTGTGCAAGCAGTCAGTCAGATAGCAGATAGTCTAAAACCATATAAGATGGCACAAGATGCTATCGCACAAACATGGGGCAAGATAGGTAGCGCAGTCGATCAATTCGTAGAGACAGGTAAATTCAAGTTTAGTGATTTTGCACGAAGTGTTATACAAGATTTGGCTAAAATGATATTGAAAGCACAGATATTCAAGGCTATACAAGCGACATTAGGCTTATTTGGTTTCAGCATACCAGGACTCGCTACAGGTGGCCCAGCAAATGCAGGTCAACCATACATCGTTGGTGAGAAGGGTCCTGAATTGTTCGTGCCAAAGAGTGCAGGTACTGTGATACCAAATAATCAACTAAGTGCAAGCACAGAAGCGATGGGCACAGGCAAGGTTAATGCTCCTATCACTAACAATTACATAACTAATAACATAAGCGCGTTAGACGCAAAATCTGTAGCGCAGTTGTTCGCTGAGAATCGCAAGACATTGCTCGGTGTGACTGAGACTGCTCGCAGAGAGATGGCATACGCATAATAGGAAAACATATGGCAGGCTTACAAACAATTATAAACAATGCTAGTGGTATGACGATAGATCGTAGAAAGGTCGTTGGCGTGCAAGTAACACGCAATGAGATACCTCGCACTAGCCTCACACCAACTAAACAGCCATGGCGTTTTGTATTGACTATGCCATCAAGTTTAAAATATTACAACAATCGTGATCTATTAGAAGCATTAGATACGATAGATAGATATACACCACAATATGTGACATTCAGCGATAATAGTTGTTTAAGTTGGATATTTAGATATCAAGGTCAATTGACAACAAATCAATTGAATGGACTTACTGTGCAAAGTTTCGTAGGCAATCAATTAGTATTGAGTGGTCTACCCACAGTACCTAGCACTAGAGTTATATTTGAGCCAAACGATTTGATACAGATAGGCAATAATAAATATCCATTCACTAGCACTACACAAGTGACTAGAGGTAGTGCAGGTACAGTCACAGTTACTACAAATAGACCAAATATCATAACAAGTTCAGTAGTAGGCGCAGGATTGACTGTGGGTAATAGTTGTGAATTTTACATGTTCTGTCCAAACATGCCAACATATAAGTTGATACCAGGTGGCTATGCTAGAAATAATGGAACAACATTGAACAATGCATTGATAGAATTCAATGATGATTTCACTCTTTATGAGTGGGTAGGAACAGCATAATGCAATCGATACCTCAAGTAAGTAACAATGCTACGCAGATCAATAGCGCAGAGTTCGTGAAACTCACGATATTCAATGAATATCCGCCAACAGTCGCGGCTAATATCGCTGCCAACACTACTTACATCATACAGACATCAGGTAACACAAACTGGACTGCGATTGGTGCAAATAGCAATGCAGTAGGTACATACTTTACTGCAAATAGTGCAGGTACAGGTAATGGTACTGCTAGCAATGTCACAGTCATAACAGCAAGCACAAGTTATAAAAATGAAGTCATAGCAGGTAATACATATAGTGCATTGCAAGGACTATTACAAGTTGGTACGCAGGCTAGAAACATTCGTGTAGCACAGGGTGATACTACCATAGCACTCAGTGGTATCGATGGTAATAATATCTTTACTGTGCTTGCTACAAAGATCAGAGGTAGTGAATTAGAGATATATCGTGGATTCTATGATAATAACATGGTAATAGAAAGTCCCGTATATCAACGCTTTCGTGGCATCGTTACTACATATGCTGTCACAGAAGATCGTGAAGGTCAAGATGATAATTTCACAGTCAGCATAAACGCAAGTCCATATAAGACTGTGTTAGAAAATAGAATTGCAGGAAGAAAGACAAACAAGGAAAGTTGGCAGTTCTTTAATAGCA